TACATAGGATAAACTGATGCCATTATTTCATGGTCAAAGAGACGCCTCATTAGTACACAAACTAAACACGGAATTGATTGTAGATATAATCGATACTGAGGTGGCTTTATACAAGTTATCACTTGAACAGACAAAGACCAATATGTATGATGAATCAGATAAGAAGATCTACAACTTGCCTATAAAAATATCTGCTATCATAAATCGCCAACCACAGGCATATGAAGGAACCGAATTTGGACAAGACTTTACACAAACGTGTGACTTTGGTTTTATTCGTGAACTTCTAAAAGAAGTGGAAACATATGTTGAAGTCGGCGACGTAATCGAATACAATGGTGAATATTGGGAAATAGATGCTATCCAAGAGAATCAATACTTTGGTGGTAAGAATCCTGATTATTCTTTTGCAACAGAACGTTGGGGTCATAACGTTTCAATCATAGCTAACACACACTTGACAAGACGTTCTAGAATCAATATTGAACAAGTTCGTTCTGCACCAAGATCTTCAGAATACAACGATTTACCGGATAACATTTAATGCCAAAAAATTCATCACCATATCGTAAACCTCCTGTACGTAAAACTATAGACTCATTCATAAATGATGAGAATCTGGTAGAAAAACCGAGGATTGATCTTGGAAAATCAAGACATACTCAGATTCGTAGAGATAAAGATAGAGCAAAGAGTATATCTATAACATTGTTTGACATAGATTTTGCGGTAAAGTCATTCATAGACAATGTAATGAAACTTAGAGTTGATGACGGTGGTGAGTCTATAGTTGTACCGGTTAGTTATGCAAACTCTGAAAAATGGGCATCTATACAAAGATACGGTTACCTAAAGGATAAAAAAGGAAAAACACTTGTACCTCTGATAACTTTTAGACGGTCTTCTGTCAACATGAAGAACGAATTACGCCGTAACAAAGTAGCAACAACAAATCAGTTGGGGTACATAATAAAACCGAGATACTCGGTAAACTCACCGTATGATAAATGGTCTGCTATGAGTGGTGATAGAGACAGGACTCCACAAGAATACTTCATAACTCCTATACCTGATTATGTAGATGTAACATATGATTTTATTTGTTGGACAGAATATCAATCTCAATTGAATTATATTGTAGAACAATTTGTATATTTCACTGGTCAGTCTTTCGGTGAGAGAAACTCTTTGAAATTCGCTACAAACGTGGATTCATTTACAATGGAAGACAACAACACAACAGGTCAGGACAGGATAATACGTTCTTCATTTCAGATAACGGTTCATGGTTACTTACTACCTAAGAATGTTGCAACTGAGGTTACAACTAAACGATTTGTATCCATGAATAAGATACGATTTGGGGCTGAAAGTGATCGATTTGGTTTTGCATCAAATAGGTCGGCATCTGACCAGTATGGTTATGGTGGATATTATGGTGGAGAATATGGACTGTATGGTGAATACGGTCAAGACGGTATAACAAGAGCAATCGATAAATCACTTGGTAGAAGTCCAGATGTGTATTCTACCGAAAATGATTGATATTTATTAGTACAATTTGTTTCAATACAACATAGAGGTTTTTATGACAGAGAATACAGAAAAAGAATTTCAAGCAGATGACATACAAGCTGTTAAGGATTTACAGTCAAAGTATGCAACCAACACGGCTCAGATTGGTCAGGTAGAAGTAGAACTTCACTTATTGAAGAGAAGGTTATCTCAAATGGAAGAAATGAGAATAAACTTACTGTCTACTTACGATGATCTTCAAAAACAAGAGAAAGAATTGGTCGCTTCTTTGAATGAAAAGTATGGCGACGGTGTTCTCGACTTAGATTCAGGTAAATTTATACCATCTACTCAATAAGTTTGAGTTTTTTGACTCATATTTATAGTAGAGATAATTACACAATTTTTTGGAGATAAATAGTGGCTAATGAAAGAATTGTAAGTCCTGGCGTGTTTACAGTCGAAAAGGATCTTTCGTTCTTACCACAGGGAATTGCACAGATTGGTGCAGCACTTATCGGCCCAACAATGAAGGGGCCGGCATTTGTTCCTACGGTAGTTCAAGGATATAATGACTTCGTAACACATTTTGGTGGAACATATGAGCAATCATATCTTCCATATACTGCTAAGAGTTACCTAAACAACGCCGGTAGTGCAACTATCGTTCGTGTTCTAGGGTCTGGTGGATACTCGTTGAAGTATCCTCTTGCTGTTGTTGCAACTGGTTCATATGGTAAGAGATTGATCTCTTTCCTTCATCCTACATTTGTTGTAACAAATGATGACACTGATTCATTGTTTGACAAGTCAACAATTTCTGCTAATGAAAGTGGTTCATTTGTTCTAACTGTTTCTGGTGGCTTTACAACCGACGTATCTGCGTTCACAAATGCAATAAGTGAGAACGGAACGGCATTCAGTGCATCGATAGATCCAGAATCTTCTGCTTTTATTGGCAATCTATACGGATATAATCCATACGGAACACATGCAGTTTACAACTACGTAAACTTCAGGTGGAACGCTTCGGCATCTCTAGCTGCCGATCCTGCAACCACTATTATCATAGAGTCTGGTTCTGCCGCGTCTCCTTGGGATTTCACAAACGATTATCTCGAAGCATCTACACCTTGGATAACATCTCAGAAGGTTGGAGATACAACACAAGATCTGTTCCGTTTTCATACTCTTTCACACGGTATTCATGCTAACTACGAAGTAAAGGTTGGTATTGCTAATATTCGTCCAGCTGGAACAGTTGCTGGTTCAGAGTACGGAGACTTTGATGTTGTAATTCGTTTTGTGGATCAGTCAAAACTTCCACAAACTCCATTTACAAGTGAAGATGATGATCTTCGTCCAAATACCGTTGAACAATACAAGTGTAACCTTGATCCAAACTCACCACGATATATTACTCGTGTAATTGGTGATAGATACATTACAGTAACAAGTGAAGGTAAAGTTGTTGTCAACGGTGATTATTCTAACAAGTCTAAGTATGTTCGTGTTGAAGTAACTGAAGCCGTGAATAACGGTGGTGTATCACCAACACTTGTACCTTTCGGATTCCGTGCTCCTAAGTCACCAATTCCGTTGAGTGCAGACGGTTCAGTTGGATTCACACAACCAGCCGCAGCAACATATGTAACGGCACAAACAATTGGTGGTGCTTATAATCGTCGTGTTTATTACGGATTCAACTATGACTTCGCAACAACCGATAACTTCAATTACCTAAGACCATTACCAATTGCATCTTATTTGACAACAGGTTCAAACGTAGATTTCTATCTTGGAGATTACAATCAGGCAGCTGGTGCTAATTTCCCATCATCTGCAACTGGATATAGTTCATCAATTGACCTAACAGTCAATACATCTATTGATACTCGTAAGTTCATGGTTCCATTCCAAGGTGGATTTGATGGACACAAGCCAAACCTTCAAAAGAAGACTGGAAACTATATTGTTGCTAGTAACACACAAGGATTTGACTTGTCAACAACGTCTGCTGATGGATATACATCATACAAGAAGGCAATTGACGCAGTATCAAACCCTGATGAATTTGACATCAATATGATTGCTGTTCCAGGTGTTCTACACTCATTACACTCTGCTGTTACAACATATGCAAAGGATGTTTGTGAAGACCGTGGTGATGCTTTCTATGTGATGGACTTGGTTGGTATCAATGATAATATCACTACTGCAAAATCAACAACTGAAGGATTTGATTCGAACTATGCTGGAACTTACTATCCTTGGGTCAAGGTTCTTGACTTTGATAGAAACAAGCCAGTTTGGGTTCCACCATCAGTTGTACTTCCTGGTGTCATCGCATTCAACGACCGTGTGTCTGCTGAATGGTTCGCTCCTGCTGGTTTGAACCGCGGTGGTCTAACAGAAGTTATTGAAGTAAAGACACGTCTAACACACGCTGAACGTGATGATCTATACGAAGCAAGAATCAACCCAATCGCAGTATTCCCATCAACAGGAGTATGTGTATGGGGTCAGAAGACACTTCAAGGTCGTCCATCTGCTCTTGACCGTATCAACGTTCGTCGTCTCTTGATTGCAGCTAAGAAGTTCATCGCATCTGCTACTCGTTACCTTGTGTTCGAACAAAACACAACACAAACGAGAACAAGATTCCTGAACATTGTTACTCCATATCTTGAGTCAATTCAACAACGTCAAGGTTTGTTTGCCTTCCGTGTTATCATGGATGAATCAAACAACACACCTGACATCATCGACCGTAACATTCTGTATGGTCAGTTGTACCTACAACCTGCTAGAACTGCTGAATTCATCATTCTTGACTTCAACATTCAATCAACAGGTGCGGCATTCCCAGGTGCCTAATGGAATAATCGGGGGAGTTGAAATATACTCCCCCAATTTTTATCAAAGGAAATAAACATGAAACTATCATCAAGAAAACAATTACTCGAAGAAGCCGAAAAGGTATTACGTAGGCTGAAAGAGATCGAAACACGCACAATAAATCACTCAGACTATCCTGGCAAAGTCAAGATTAAGATTTTTTCTAATATTGAATTTAAAAAATTACAGAAACAAATGA